GAACGCTGTGAACGATGAAGAGAAGTACTACGAGCAATATCTTGATATGTTCTTGACACCAGGCTGGAAGGCTTTTATCGAGGACATTGAAGAGGTTCACAATAGTTACAATATAGATCATGTCAAAGACGACAAAGAACTATATCGTATCCAAGGTGAGCGTTCGATATTGAAACGTATGCTTGGATTCCAAAACGGCATCGAAGCAGCCTATGCTTCACTAACCGATGGACAAGCTGAGTAGCTGCGGAGGGCTTTGCACTACTCGGACCCATTGTAAACCTAAATCTTCACAATGCTTAAGGCACGGAGAAATGATAATGGCACAATTTATTGACGAACGCCAAGAAGAACTAGACGAAGACTTTGCAACATTCGAAGAGACCGAAGAGGCAACCTCTGAAGAAGTAGTAGAGACTGAACAAGATACAGAAGACGAAACCGAAGACGCTATCCCTGATAAATACAAAGGTAAAGACATCAAGGACATCGTTGCAATGCACCAGAATGCAGAGCAGTTGCTAGGCAAACAGGGGCAGGAGGTTGGCGAACTTCGTCGTATCGTCGATGACTTCATTAAGGCGCAAACCGTCGCAAAAGAACAAGCCCAAACGTCTAACGATGTAGACGACTTTGACTTCTTTGATAACCCTAAAGAGTCTATCGAGAAGCTGTTAGCAAATCACCCTAGTCTGCAACAGTCTCAGCAGTTAGCTGCACAGATGAAGCAACAAGAAATTGTATCACGGCTAAACGCTGAACATCCAGATTATAAAGAGATCATTGCTGACACTAAGTTTGCTGAGTGGGTACAGAAGTCCAAAATCCGAACTAAGCTATTACAGCAAGCGGATCAGGGCTATGACTACGAAGCTGCTGATGAACTACTAACGCTGTGGAAAGAACGTCAAGGTACGTTAAAGGCTACAGCGGAAGCAGAGAAGATTCAGCGTAAACAGAGTGTCAAATCAGCTTCATCAGGCACTTCACGAGGCTCAAGTGAGCGTCCAAGTCGTAAGATATATCGTCGTTCAGACATCATTGACCTCATGCGCAAAGACCCAGAACGCTATGAAGTTCTAGCTCCAGAGATTAGAGCGGCATACGCTGAAGGTCGAGTTAAGTAACTTTTATTATAGATTAGGAATATACAATGGCTAAAGTAGCATACCCTGGCGGTTCAAGTTCAATCGTCAACAAAGCAAACGCAGATACTTTCATCCCAGAACTATGGTCTGACGAAATCGTAGCTGCATACAAGAAGAACCTAGTTCTAGCTAACCTAGTAAACAAAATGTCTATGGTTGGTAAGAAAGGCGATGCACTACACATCCCTAAACCAACTCGTGGTTCTGCAACAGCTAAAGCAGCTAACACTGCAGTAACTATCCAGGCTGACACTGAATCAGAAGTAGTTGTTAACATCAACAAACACTACGAATACTCTCGCATGATCGAGGACATCGTAGGCGTTCAAGCTCTAGATTCTATGCGTCGCTTCTACACTGATGACGCTGGTTACGCTCTAGCTTCACAGATCGACAACGACTTGTTTGTTCTTGGTAAGTCTCTAGGTGATGGTAATGGTTCTTCTTGGGTTCACAGCAACTCTTACCAGATCAACACATCTACTGGTGCTCTAGAAGCATACGATGCTGACGGTACTGCTGACATCGGTTCTTTCTCTGATGCTGCTTTCCGTGAGCTTATCAAACTTATGGATGACCAAGACGTACCTATGGACGGTCGTTGCCTAGTTATCCCACCATCAGCTCGTCGTGACATCCTTGGCATTGACCGCTACAACTCTTCTGACTTCGTAGACGGTCGTGGTGTTGGCACTGGCATGATTGGTTCTTTGTACGGTGTAGACATCTACGTTACTAACAACGCTCCTGTTCTAGAATCAGGCGTTAAAGGTGCTATCCTAATGCACAAAGACACCTTCGTTCTTGCAGAGCAGATGGGTGTTCGTTCACAGACTCAGTACAAGCAAGAATACCTTGCAGACCTATTTACTGCAGATACTATCTACGGTACACAGGTTCTACGTCCTGAGACTGGTTTTGTTCTTGCGCTAGACGCATA